GCATACTGGCATCGACTACCACCAGCCACCATTCTGCGACTGGCTCGTGGAGGTGGGACAGCCTGAGGCCTTGGGATTATTCCTGAAGGCAGCCACTCAGACCATACCCAAAAAGAACGCGTTGGCCTTTTGGGACACCTTCGCTGAAATCTTCGGCATGCCTATGCGCATAGCCCACACCACGACCCGTGACGATAAGGAGCTGGCCAAGATGGAAAAGATGATGGCCGAAATGGGAACCGAGGGTTGGGGACTGTTTCAGGAGGGAACCGATATCGAGGTGGTGGAGAGTTCAAAGGGCGATGCCTTTAACGTGTACGACAAACGAGTGGATCGCGCCAACTCTGAACTTTCGAAGCTGGTCATCGGTCAGACAATGACCATCGAGGACGGTAGCTCACTCAGTCAGTCAGAAACGCATCTGGAGGTATTCGAGAACCTTATCGATGCCGACCGTGATATGCTGTGCGATATCATCAACGAGCAGCTCATACCACGAATGATACGACACGGGTTCCCACTTCAAGGCCTGCAGTTCAAATGGGATGACTCTGTGGACTACACGCCTGAGCAGCAGAAGGCCGTCGAGGAACTGGTTGTCAACAACTATGAGGTTGAGGGCAAGTACTTCGAGAACAAATACGGCATCCCTGTTGGGGAACGCAGACAGCAGCAGCCCCTGATTGGCCCCACACAGCCCCAACATGACGATAACGGGAGCAACGGCGGGGAAACGCCCGATGATGATAAGAAAGGCCAACACAAGCCAAATGAGAGCCGTTTTTTCGACTAAGCCCCTCTGACTACGAGGGGCTGCACAGCCGATATACAGAGCTGCTGGCTGACATGCCCGGAACTCTGGAGTTGGCAAGCCCGGAAACGGACGCGCTACGCCAGCAGCTTTCAGCCCTCTTCGAACCCATGATGCAGTCGCTTCACTCGAAAGCTGGAGCGCAGTTCAGTGTTGATATCCTGAGGGAGAAACCCGTGCAGGATTTCATCGATACGCATGCCCAGGTGCTCGATGCGGCTTTCTCCCAGACAGCCATGTCCGACCGTATGCGTCAGCGGCTCCAACAGTCTGATTATATCTTCAGCGGAATTAAGACGTTCCACGAACTCAATGAGGCCTTCCCATCCCTGGTTGATGAGAGCGGCAACCGAAAGCCGTTTGAACAGTTCTTAAACGACGTTCGAAAGATAGACGAAACCTACAACAAAAACTATCTCCGTGCTGAGTACAACTTCGTGCAGTCATCGGCTGAAATGGCTGGCAAGTGGGAGCAGATAGAACAGGACGGCGACCGCTACAACCTCCAGTACCGCACGGCTGGTGATAGCAAGGTACGCCCGGAACACGCTGCACTTAATGGTGTGACGTTGCCGCCAAGCGATCCGTTCTGGCAAACATACTACCCACCCAACGGCTGGAACTGCCGCTGCACAGTCGTACAGGTTCGCAAGACCAAGTATCCGACCACCCCACGCGATGAGGCCATGCAACGGGGAGCACAGGCCACAGGAAAGGACACCAAAGGCATCTTCCAGTTTAATGCTGGTATGGAGCAGAAGACGTTCCCTGACTACAACCCGTACACCATCAAGCGTTGTCGTGACTGCGATATCGCCAAAGGCAAACTTAACCTGGCATTCGTGCCGGAGAATGAGCTTTGCGCTGCATGTAGATTGATCAGACAGGCTCAAGCCTCCAGAACCAGCCAGAGACTTACACCACAGGAGTTTAGAACGGCGAGAGAAAAGGCGATACAGTGGGCCGATAACAATTTGGCCACTACAACGATTAACGGCACACCATCTAAACGCTCGCTTGTGCAAACAGCGGACGGGCACACTATTGGTGTTGGTAAGGCTTTCTTTACGGAAACTGCAGCAAAGGCAAAAAGAGATCCTGATATCGTTCACCTTCTTAGAACCGCCACTGATTTTAACTCATGGATCCCAAATGCAACACTGGATAGGGTTGAGGCGGGCAGACACCATAGCTTCAATTTCAATGTATATACAGTAACCTATCAAGGGAGAACCATAGAGTTCAAGTGCAAGGTAACAGACGGAGAGCTGCTTTATATGATGAAGTTCATATAAACAAAAAAAAGATGCAAATGGTCATTTCGTAGCCTGCACATCTTGCGATGCCGACATGTGGAATGCCTCCTACAATGCATCTTCGGTGCAAAGATACAAAAAAATCCGCAACCTCCAAACGATTTGCGGATTTTTTTTGTATATATGTTACTATTTTGTTCCGTTTTAGGGTATTTCAGGCCCTACGACCTCCGTTTCCTGACCTCCGGGCGACACTAACTTAGCCTCCATTGGAACCCGAATCCTCTGCGTCTTTTTCTCGATAGAACGCACGAAGGTAACATTGTAAACCTCGACATTCTCTATCAGCTCCTCATGGTTGTGGTTCGTCAGAGTAGCCTGTATCTCCACATCACCGAAATGGTCGCCATGCAGCCCAAGCATGACAGTATGTATCTGCTCACTCAGATCCAGATCTTCAATGCTCTGCAGTCGCATTTCGTTGCTATACTCTGACGATGCGCCACCTTTCCAGTCGGTGACGATGTGCAGACGTACTTCTGCACGTGCCTGGTACCCGTTGGCTCCGCGAGTGGTCATACGCTCCCACAGGATAGGCCGGAACTCAACGAACACAGCCGGACGCGGCCAGTTGGTTTCCTGCTCGATATACTCCACGTTATTGTTCCACAAGTCCGCATGCTGGATAATGTGCTCTGCTCCCTCTGGCACATCCTCTTCCTTGTAGATTTGTTGAATGCTACCATCAGACAAACGGTAGCTGTGCATGAGCCGTTCACTGACGGCCAGATAAAACTCTTTTCGCATTTTCGTACTGTGTTAGATATTCATTCAGATTCTCATCAATGATGCTGCGCACGATGGCTTCCACTTCGGGGCCACCACCGATGAACCTGCGCTCCGGCATCTTTATCATCTGGCCGACCTTCATCAAGGCCATACGACGGTAGAACTCAGCGGCAGCAGAACGGGCCACGTTGCGCTTTGAACGGCTCTCTGAACCATCCTTCTTACGGCTAACGCTGCCTGAGGCCTCATAGTATTTGGCCCAAAAGAAACGCTTCATCTTCGCCGTTACCTCAATCTCGCCACCCTCGTTATGGATGGAGGCGTAGGGTAACGATGAAGAGAACGTAATGCCGGTGTCGCTGGTTCGTGGGCTGTGAATGCTACGGCGCAAGGCTCCGCTTTTCTGTAGCAGTGCACCGTCGCCAATAGGAGTTTTCCTGCGCTGCCATGCACGGCCAAAGTAGGACTGCCGCTCAAAGTTCTGGTCGAACTCATCAGTCAGTTCCACGCGCAGATCGCTCAGTATGTTCTTAATCAGGGTGTCAATACTTGCTTGTGCCATAGGTCAGTCTGGAAAGGGTATCCACAATTGCTTTTCACGCTCAACAGCTTCGATGTCGATGACAGCCGATGCGTTGAGCATGTTGTAAAAGGTGCGCTCGCTGATGAAGAGCTTCGGATAGACGTAGCGACGCCAGATCTCTACATTTGAGAGACCTGAGCGCCGGTGTTCGTCGTAGATGCGGTTCACTTCAGCTACGCGTGCTTCGTAGGACATTCCACGTCCGTTGCGTTTATGTTTCTTCATCAGCTGCTGGCGTTTAGTTTGTTACTTCGGCTTGTAGGCTCTGATATCCAGCTCCATTGTGCCGCTCACTGTGACGCGACCGCTACCCTCGCACTGAGGACAAACAACAGGATGGTCGCCATCAATGTGACCTGTGCCGCCACATTCACGGCACAGGGTCACTTTAGGGGTTTTACGAATAGTCTTTTTCATTCTGCATCTTCTTTCTTAGGTTCTACATAGAAGGTTTCTTCCTGAACAACCTGAATACCGCATTTGGCCATTGCCTCTTTCATAGTAACTTCCTGCTCCATCAGGCCACTCTCGGTTATCTTCACATCTTCCAAGTCGCGGTCGGCCAACAGCTTATCTTTTGCTATTTCCTCAACCTTGCGGATATATGAGGAAGGCATGAAAGCCTTAACCAATTCCAAAGCGGAGGCCCAAGTGAAGCCTTTCAAGGTCTTCAGCTTCGGGGTTCCTGTGCGGAAGCCAATAGTGCCGTGCGCCATGTCGAGGCTCTTTTTCTTCGAGAACAGCTCTGTCTGGTTCTCAGTGGCAAAAGCCTGAAGCATCTCAAAGGAAGAATCTCTCTCAGCCGTTAAGCGTGTCAATTCTGCTTGATGCTTCTCACGGATCTTTGCACACTGTAGCTCAATGTCAGCATTGATCTTGTTAATACTTGCATCGGCCTTTGCGAAGGTTGCGAATGCTACATCAGCGGCCTCACGTGTTACACCGCTAATCACTGTTTTCTTTTGTCTTGATGCCATAATCTTAAAATTTACTTATAGGGTTACTAAATATTGTTTCTTATCCCCAGAGGCAGACGTGGCCACCGTAGCATATAAGCTTCACGCAACCGTCTTCTTCACATGGACACTCATCGCATCTTGGGTTGTCACTATTGATGACGGACAATCCCACAATTCCGGCATTTGCCAATCCATTGTTTAATTTTTCTTTTTCCATAACCGTACTTTTTTAATTGTTAGACTGCATACTCAGAGAGCATTCTTTCGTATTGATCTTGCATCAGTTCCTCACGAAGCTCATCCTCATTTACTCTGTTTGACTCTTGTTCCATAACTCATTTTGTTTTTTAGTTAATATTGTTATTTGAAGGGAACGACGATAGCCTTTGGCCCCGGTTCCTCTAATTCTCTGATGCCACCCTTGCGCTCTATGCTGCGCAGTTTCTTGGCAAGCTGCTCCAGTTCCTCACTGGTGATATCGCGGAACTGCTTACCAGCGATACGTCCGTCTTGGCAGAAAGCGTTAACGCGGTTCCAGTCGGTGGTATCAATGCCCAACTTCTGCATCAGCTTCAGGCAAATGCTGCGCTGCCGTCTCAGTTCCTCACGTGCTGCCTCATTGATACGGTTGGCAGGGTATATCTTTTCGAGCCCTTCGCACAGATCCTGGTACTCGCGCTTTGTCACCTCACGCAGACTGTTAGTTCTGCCAAAGGTCACTTTCTCCACCATTTCCTTTTTCAAGTCTTCACGGTCGCCACTGTACGGAATCTTGTTAAACGTAGCGTAGAACCGTCCGAAATTCGTTACTTCCTGTGCCATAGTCGTATTTCTTTATTACGGGATCCAGACATTGTTGATGTTTGCGTCGATATATTCCTGTCTCGCTTTAGGGGTGTTCACATGGCCGGTCATTTCTCCATATCTCCAGCTCAGGTAACACCAGGCATGGTTTCTGTCTGCAAACTTGATTTCAAGTCCTATTGCCTGAGCGTAATCAAACTCCACACGTGCGCCCGGTGATTGGGTATAGTCAGGAAGGAGAATGATAGCGTCGCACAGTTTCTCCTGCTCCAAATCGAGTAGCAAGATTTCCTTATAGAACGTTGTCCCGTTGGCCTTTGCCCTGCGCATGGCCTCTTCACCTAATCCGCTTGTGGTGGGATTGAAAACGTCGTAGCCCAACATTCTCATTTTTGCCTCTGCCTGAGCAAACTTCTGACGGGTTTCCTCACTCAGAACCTCTTCCTCGCCAATCTTTCCACTGATATATATCTTCATTGTTACTTCTCTTCTTTATGATGTTTGTATAAATAGATTAATAACGCATAGTCTGAGTAGAATCTATCCTTATCCCAACGGCCCGTAGTACTGATATGAAAGCGGTACTTTGTGAAACACTTGGGACACTCAAAGCAAGCCATAAAACCGTATTCAGTTTCACACCAGCCGATAGGAGTAGGTTCCGCCATGTTTTTGTCATAGGAATAACTGAACTGGCTGGAGCCGTTGCACTCCGGGCAGGCCATGTCTTTACTGACAAGAATATCTTGGTATTGAGCTATCTTCATGTGCTCAAATTCCTCGTAGGGTAACAATTTATCGTAACCAGCCATTTTGATTATAGTTTATAATCTAACCATTTTGTGATAGTTTGCTCTACGGCCTCTTCGTTCGGAAAGATACCGTCAATCAGAAGCATGTGTGGAGTTTTATCTTGGTTGAGAAGCCAAAATTGAGTATAAATACGACCGTCATCTTGACGACATTTGTTTATTTCAATTTGTTCCGGATATGCCGCTTGAAAAAGCATCAATGTATAAACTGTCATACCTTACTCCTTCCTTCTGATGCCTGCCAATGAACTGTTACAACCGCATCCACCTTGCCAGTGCCGTTACAGACGCTGCATGGTTCCTTGATACTCCCATGACTGCATGGGTCTGGATCCTCGGCCCAATGAAAACCGTTACCGTGACACTCAGGGCATTCATGCCCGCTCGATACAAGCCGTTCATCACGTGCGCCTCTTGTGCAACCGTGATCCGGCTTCAGCTCAATTGTTTCTTTAATCTTACTCATAACTATAAATTGTTTGATGTCATTAATACGCCCTCTTCCCACACCACGTAATAGTTACCCGGCTCACCGGCACTGCGGCCCTGACAGTAGGCTTTATATCCGGCCACGCGCACCTTCATGTCGGCGATATAACGAAGCCTGATGGCAGCCTTGCCCATTGGTTGGCCTTTGTACTCCTGGCTGATGAACACGAAGCCCTTGTTTGGAAAACGCTTCATCAGTTCCATTGCCTGCTCATAGCTCCACTCCGAAACCTGAAAAGAGTCAACGATGACGAACCGGGGCGACTTAGGACGGCTCAGACGCTCTTCCAGTTCCTCCAGTGTGTCATCGGGGGCAACAGTGAACTTGCCCTGCACCTCGCCCATCTTCATGAGCTTCAGGCGACGCTGGAACTCCATGCCAACACCTTCCTCGAAAGGCAGATAGAGCACGGGGCCATACTCACACAGTTTCTTCGATAGCTGCATCACAAACGAGCTCTTGCCACTGGCCGACGGGCCGAGCACCACCCATTTAGAGTTGATTGCGGGATTGCCAAAGGCTGACAGCCATTCGCCGTCCCAATCGAAGCACTCGTACTTCTTTGCCTCAATGTCTCTTGGTGTGTATGCTCGCTTTGCCATTATTTCTTCGGTTCTTTAATGTTTACCTTAGTTCCGGGCCACAGCTTGATAATGTGGCTCGCATATATCATGTCTTCGGTCTCCAGTACCATGCAGCCTTTAGTCTTGGCCCTGCGGACGCAAACATCGGCCTGAGTGCTGGCCTCCCACCACTCGTTGATGACCGATGAGGCATCGCGACCGTTCAGCAGCAACTGGAACACTGTTCCCTTTGGGTATATCTTCGCTTCATTCATAATAAATAGGGTCTGCAATATTCTTGAGGTATTTCTATTGGTCTGCGGTTGAAGAACCAAAACCAGTGGCGTGGTACATCCTTTCTTCTGTAGAAGGCGTTAATAATAGTGACTTCTTGCTCATTCTGCCAGATTGGAGGTCTTTTTACTACTTTCATCCAGTACCTCACCCACTTTCGGGAACTCGGAAACCC